CTATGCAGAACCGATAGCAATCCATCTATTGCTGCCAGCACCAGTATCGCTAACATTGAAACCATTTTTATTAAGAGCAGTTATATAAAATCTGCCCCAATATGCATTGGATGTGCTAGCAGTTGTCTGAGGGATCGAAAGAACATTGTAAACAACGTTAAAAGCTATCGGGAAAGTAACTGCATATCCACTAGCTCCCCACTGTTTATACACCAGCAACAATATAGTTGCCGCCATAAGCTCCTGACGATGTAATGAAAATACTGTTGATCGTAGATTTATCATTATTAAACGAGAAGTAACCGTCAGAGCTGGTAGTAGAAGAAGTTATATCAGTAACTACACAAATAAATATTTTTTCGTTAAAGCTTAGCGGTAAATTGTTTATTCCGCTTCCACACGTTCCCCACTGTTTATTAGGCACCTATAGCAATCCAACTGACAAATCTTGAAGATCCATCGGAATAAACACGAACCTGCGTGTTGCTATAGGCACTTGCATTATCGTAATATCCACTACCAGCCTCGCCACCACCAAAACAACAAAGTGCCTCTGTAAATGGTATTGGAAACGAATAAATACCATTTGTACGATTCGTTCCCCACTGTGGCTAACAGCCTATGCCAACACATGAAACATAACTGCTCCCTATAAAGTTTGCTCCATATCCGCAAATGAATTTTTGCATATCTATTCCAACTAACCAAGGTACTGCTTCCTCTTTAGGTTCATAATATGTCTTGGTTGCCATCGTTATATAATGGGATGTAAAAGGAATTGACCAGTAACGATAATCTGTTGGATTTTGTGACTCAACATAATATCCCCACTGTTCAATGGCCGCCAACGAAATACCAGCCAGAAGTTCCGTGAAGGTATAAATTAACACTGGTAGTGCCTAAATATTCTGCCCCAGTTGCCGTAGCTGACGTGCTTGTAGTTTTTGGTACGGCAACAATGAATAGTGCCGCAGTTGGAAACGGAATTGGAAATGTTGCTGTACGTGATGAACAATATCCCCACTGTAGCTAACAACCAAGTGCTAACCAATTAGCATAAGTATTTCCTGCGCTATTATCATATCCTTTGCATATCCAAGATAAATTAGTTTTATTTTTAGTTGTTATAACAATTGAATGCTCATAATTCCCTGCTGCACGAGTTATTGCTGCTATAAAACATTCTTTTGGAAAGGCTATAGGGAAGTTGATTGATGGACTTCCAAGTCCCCACTGTTTTACTCGACCCCAAGGGCGATATAAAGTGTACCGTAGAAACTCATGTTCCAATAACCAAAAGCGGCTCCTGTTGATGTCCAACTTAAGAGATGATAATGATCGGTATTTCCAGTGGTATTGCTGTGAGCATTACTTACAACGGCATAACACTCTCTAAAAGCGATAGGGAAAGTAACTCCTGTTGAATTTGAATATCCCCACTGTTCAATAGCCAAGTGAAATTGCAGTAGTGGTGGGCCTGATGTATGAAACGGGGCTATTATATCCAGCCGTAAAACTCCATCCAGTAAGGGTGTAATCGAAAGTAAAACCACAAAACTCTCTTGCCGGAAAGCCAGGGGCGCCAACAACTACTGCCGTATAAACACCATTGAATTTTAAAGCCCAAGCGCCTGAGCCGACAGTTGAATATCCCCACTGTGGCTAGCACCCAATTATAATCCAGTTAACATCATTAAGCTGGGCTACATCAGGTCTATTTGACTGATATGCACGAGTTGTAACAGTAGTATTCGTTGCAGAACATCCAGGGCAGCACCATTCGCTAGAAGTAGATGCAACTGCAAGGAACACGTTTGTAAATGGTATTGGTAATGTAGAAGTTCGCACTGCCCCGCCAGTATTTATTCCCCACTGTAGCTTTAGAATCCAATAGCAATAACATTTGGTAATGAAGTTCGTGCGGTACTAGGTGAATCTGTTGCCCAACCGAGCACACTATAACTGTTATTATTAACGATGCTTACATCCACTGTATGCCAACCGCCAATGCCGGCAGACGTTATTGCTAATGCACTGTTAGGGAAAGGTATAGGAAATATATTATTTCCACGTACTGTCGGCTTTCCCCACTGTTTAACCAAAATAAAAATTGAATTGAAAGGAAGTAATAAAAATGCCGGCTAATATAGCAGACTGTAGAATTTTTTTGAAATTTGACGAAGCAGGGAATAGAATTGATACCCTGATAGAAGATCATAATCTTAAAATCACACCTAAAAAACCCATAATTGAGTATGAGCAGGGGGAAGAAATCTTTTTAACTATTCCTGCTCATGGAGAGGTGAATGATAATGCGGAAGCCGTAAGTGTGCCTGAAACAAAAATACCTACAGGACAGTATAAACAAGTAGAAAAAGTTGTAGGTTATACAGATGAAATATTTGAGCCTTCAGTAGAAGGATTTACTGAAGTCAATTATGACCAATATCTAAAAATGTCTGGTAATGCTTCGAACGGCAAAGAATATCGATGGGATAATAATGCGGGAGAGCCAAAAGAATATGTTTATGTACCATCATTAGAAGAATTGAAGGAACAGAAACTACACGAAATAAAACTTGGCTATATTAAAGACTTATATTTACCTGTATGGGTGGAACAGACTGATGGTAAGGTTTATGGGTATGATACAGATAAAGATAGTCAGGTAGACTTCATGGCATCATATAACAGAGCTAAAATTACAGGCACTACTCGTTATAATGTCTATGTGAATAAAGATGATCTTAGCGAAAAAGTGTTTACAGTACATAACCCGGAAATGTTTGAAGCTGCATTATCTGAAGCTGGTATATATCAAGAAAGTGTCTATGCAAAATTGTATGAGTTGGAGGACCGTGTGGAAAATGCAAAAACAGAAGAAGATCTTGTCAAAATATCTTGGTAAAGTGGTTGAAAGCGCATGGATACTAGCTTTATGAGGTAATAATAAAATGCAAAAATATCATACCGAATTCAAACCGCCTGTAGAGTTGAGAAATCAAGGGATACAGGCTTTTTTGTTGCGTAAATTCGTGCCGGGTTAATACCATAAAAGGTCGTCAAATAAGGTCTATAGCCTTTTTTAGCTCATGGAGGGATTTATGGGTATAAACTCTCTTAGTAACTCCTTGACTGGCATGTCCGAGTATACGTTTGATCGCCGTATCGTTGGCACCGGCATTGTCTAACATGGTAGCGCAGGTGTGGCGGCATTCGTGTGGCGTATGCTTGCAGCGGCTGGCTGTCATTACAGCATCAAAGCGTGTTCGGTATTGATGATATGTAAGCTGATTGCCGTAATCGTCTGTAATGAGATATTTACCTGGTTGAGATAGCCAAAATTCAAAAAACGACAATGTTTTTTTTGATATAGGCACAGCACGGTTGCGACCGGCAGCAGTTTTTGACTCTCGAACGATAAAATATCGCTGTCGCAGCTTGACGTCTGTTTTGACGACAGATAGCATTTCGGACGTACGAACACCAGCGTATATCATCATGAGCACCGTCATAGCCCATTTATCACCGAGTTTTTTTACTCTGTTTATCTGTCGAGTGTTAAAAGGCGTTTTAGGGTATTTCACTTTATGCTGATCGATATCGATGTATTGACTGATGTCTGCGGTAGGTGAGATGATCTCATATTTAACTGCGTAGGTATAGCAATGGTGCAGTATTTGCCGGACTTTCTTTTGCATAGCGTACAATGCTCCTGATTCTCTTGTGTCGCGAATAACAGCCTGCAGGTCACCGATTTTTAGTTCGGCGAACTTCTTGCCGTATAATCTATGGCAGTGTTTGTAGGCCGAAAGGTAATTGACCTGTGTAGTTTTGGCCAGTTTTGGAAATCTCTCGGCCCGCATAAGCTCAAATACTTCCGAGAAAGTAATCAATGCTGGTGCGAAAAGAGAAGGGTTTTTGTGGTATTCGGCCAAAAGTGCTAACCCTTCAATTTCGGTAGCAGTGTCACCGATTGATTTTTGGCGACCATTAATAGTGACTTTTACGGACCATGGGCGGCGGCGGTTACCGTCAGTGCGTAACACGACGCTACCAAAGCCGTTAGGTAATTTCATTCGTTTTCTTTTTTTAGGCATAAAAACAGCTCCTTTCTGTATAGGAGCATTATAACAGGAGGCAAAAATGAACTGGGAATCTTTTAAATTTGCGGCTATTGGAGCTGCTCAAACTTTAGCACAAGGTTGGTCATATAAAGCCTTAATAGCGGCAATGTTAGCTATGATTTTGCATAAGCACGCTATATTGTTTTATAGCTTTGCTTTTTTAGTATTTATTGATTGTTTTACCAAATGGGTATCGATATCCTATCTGCATCTAAAAGATAGTGGTATTGAAAATCCGACTATCCTAGAATCTATTAAAGGAATAAAAAAAGCCAGAGCTGCCAAAAAGATAAAAAGTGAAGTTATGAAACACCGTTTCCTTGGAAAAATCGGTGTTTATTTAATTTGTGCGTTGTCTGCAGCTGTCGTTGATGTAGTTATGAGAGTTTTAGATAAACCTACTTGGGCAGTTATGACGGTTATTGGATATCTTGTTGTAACTGAGCTGCTTAGTATTATTGAAAACTTAAATGATGCTGGCGTAGAAGCTATGAGTGGATTGATTGTTTTTGTTAAAAAGAAACTATGATTTCTAAATTTTTTATGGAGTGTGATTAATATGGCTTTGTATGTAAGTAAACATTGGAGCGTAACGGAGTGGGATTGTCTGCAACGTAGCAGGAATGAGTATGCATGGGACGAAAATGGTCGACTATGTACAAATGATGAAAAGACTGCTAACTTATTTCGGTTACTTGATATGCTGCGGGATTGGAATTCTAATTGGGTTATTAATACCACTAATGCTGGTTATAAAAGTGGCTTTCGAACTATAGAAGTGAACTTAGCTGTTGGTGGAGAACCTAACAGCTATCATACTCGTGGCTGTGCAGCCGACATCCATATTTCGGGACAGGACGATACTGATACCGCATTGGCAGATACGGTCATTGTTGCAGCTAAAGCCTGGGGCATTGAAGATCAGCTTGGGATTGGTTATTATGGCGATTGGATTCATGTAGATACCAGGGGCTACAGTAGCAGGTGGTGACGAATGTGTATGAAAAAATCAAAAGTTGGATATCTAATAATCGCTTTCTTGTTGGTATGGGCGTTGGCGCAGTTCTTTTTCTTGCCTGCCTGTTCAGCCGAGTCGGCATACATGATAACGGAAAGCGAGCTGGTGACACTGGAACAGAACTCGAACAGGCAGTTAGCAATCAGCAGTCAATTAGCAGTGGAATTGCAAACAGCCAGGGAACAGTTGATAGTATCGGATCAGGAATTGACCGAAGCCAAACTGCAAATAAATCAGCTACAGAAGCAGTTGACAGATGTACTGAACTCGTCGAAGAAACAAGAAAACTTACAGAAAGAAATCTTGAAATCCTTGCGGCCATCCGCTCCAGGGGTATTGCGGGAGATCGGAGCCAAGATTAATGTTGATCACTATGTTACAGGTATCAGCTATGGAGTGAGCCGCCGGATAGGTGGCAAATATATAGGATTTCGAGGCGAGTATGATTGGCAAGATAAAAAAACTGGCGTGTGGGTAACATATGCATATTGAGAGAAAGCCTGACTATTACTTAAGTAATAGTCAGGCTTTATTTTTTTTGCTATTTTGCCTATAATAAAGCTTGTGTGTTAAAGAGGTTGTTGTATATGTATGTAATAATTAGAGGGCACTGTATTGAAGGAGAGAATTTAGAAGAAATGGCAGCTTGTTTGTTTAGGTGGATGCCGCCGTTGGTTCCTTGGTTCGCTGAATTGCAGGAGCGAGTTAAGCAAAAATCAGAGGAGTGTGGTAGTGACGGAGAGGCTTTTTTGTCTGTAGTAAAGTCTGATCCCGAACTGTTTCCGATAGAAATGCAAAGTAAAGATAGTCCATTTAGAGAAATTTAAGAAAACAAAAAGAGCAATCTTTTCAGATTGCTCTTTTTTCGTCGAGGTATCTACGACGTTTGCAAACAATGCCTGGCAGTGGCATGGAGGAGTTTGCGTATATATTCTATCATAATTTAGAATGAGTTTAAAATGAGTTTCATATTTTTCGGAAATATGAAAAATGTATAAAATAAATAATAAAATATGGACTGAATGGTATAAAAAAACACTTAGTAATAATGGAAGAAATGCAATCATTGAAGTTGTTCGTCTGTAATTGATATAGATTAAAATTTTTTTTAATATATAGCAGCATATGAACAGAAAAGTAAGGCGCTACCTTTAAGGTAGCGCCTTTTTTCATTTTTATAAAATTTTGAGGTTAATGACAGGCGTAAAATTTTAATTACGCAGCAGTTGTGTTGTAGTGTTATGAACTTTATTGCTATAATGAGAGTTAACAAGAAACGTGAAATTATTTTTAGGAAAGGAAGTGTAAAGCATTGGAAAATATACTGCAGGGACTTAATGCGTCTCAGCTTGAAGCTGTTACTTCTACGGAAGGATTTATACGTGTTATAGCTGGAGCAGGGTCAGGTAAAACAAGGGCTCTGGCTCGGCGTTTTGCCTATCTGGTCAATGAAATCGGAATTTTGCCGGGGAATATTCTATGTGTAACTTTTACTAATAAATCGGCGAATGAAATGCGTCAGCGAATCCATAATCTGACTGGTGATAATGATACTGGTTATATCAGTACTTTCCATAGTTTCTGCGTATCTGTTTTACAGGAGGACAGCCATGCTCTGCAATATCCAAAAAGCTTTCTTGTTTTAGACAATTCTGATATCGATTCTATGCTGAAAATTATTTACGAGGGACGTGGATTGACGCTTAGAAATATGACTTTCAGTAAAGCACGGGATATGATTGAAATCAGAAAACTAATTAAAGAACCGGAATATTATCTGGATATGCTCAATATGTCATTAGATACATTGAGACAGAAATATCTTACTGCAACAGAGCCGTCTGATATAATTTTTTATGGTTATTTATATCAGGAGAAAAAATGCTTCGGACTAGATTATAATGATTTAATTAAATTTACCATATATATTTTCGAACAAAATGAAGCTGTTAAAATAAAATGGCAGCAACGTTTGGAATATATCATGATTGATGAATTTCAGGATATTGATGAACTGCAGTACAAATTGATGTCAGTATTGTGTGGTTACCATAAAAATCTGTTTATCGTCGGGGATCCAGACCAGACGATTTATACCTGGCGCGGTGCTAATGTGCGCTATTTACTGGATTTTGATAAGATTTTTCCAAGTGTAAAAACTATAATGATGATGCAGAATTATCGCTCTACACCGCAGATAGTTTCGGTCGTTAATGATTTGATTGATAAAAATAAGTTTAGGATCAAGAAAAATCTTATGCCAACTATTGCAGACGGAAGGAAGGTTATATGCCATCATGCAGATACTTCTGAGCGTGAAGCGATGTGGATAGCAGAGCAGATCCAGGCATTGCATGGCGAGGGGACTTCTTACAGGGAAATCACTGTTTTATATCGTGCGCATTATATTACCAGAATCGTAGAGGAAGTTTTTTTACGTGAAAAAATACCTTACGCTATTTACAGCGGGGTGCAGTTTTTCAACAGAATGGAAATAAAGGACGCTTTGGCATATTTACGGTTGATTGCATATAAAGATGATCTGGCGTTTTTGAGAGTAGTTAATGTTCCTAAAAGAAATCTTGGGGAGCGGCGCATAAAATTTTTGCAGGAATATGCAGTCAAGCACCAATGCTCTCTGTATATTGCTTTAGAGACAAATTTGGATAATGAAATTTTTAAAGGGACAAAAGCCGCACAGTTTGTAGCATTGATCGAAAATTTTGCCGCTAATTATGCAGAAAGACAAATTTCGGAATTGCTGGCTGCAATTTTAAATGAGAGTGGTTATGAAAAAATGCTGCGGACAGAAGGAAGTCAGGAACGTCTGGATAATCTGGCGGAACTTAAACAGTCGGTTTATGAATATGAAACTTCCTGCGGGGAAGAAAGTACATTGGAACATTACTTGTCACATGTTGCTTTGTTTACTAACAACGATGCGGCTGATAATAGTGATAAAGTAAAATTAATGACGGTACATTCGGCCAAAGGTCTGGAATTTCCCTATGTATTTTTATGTGCGATGAATGAGGGTGTTTTCCCGTCTAAGAAAACAGATACTATACAAAAGATGGAGGAAGAGCGCAGACTCGCTTTTGTTGCAATGACCCGGGCACAGAAAGGGCTGTATCTTTCTGAAGCTGAAGGTAGAAATTTTGATGGCTCTCCGCGCTATCCGTCGCGTTTTCTGCTGGATATAGAGCCGGCATTGCTTGATTATACACAAAAGCCGCAGGAAGGTTTGATAATAGAAACAAAAGATTATCTTGTTATCAACGAGCGTTATCTTGCTGATGAAGAAAATCAGTTGTCACTGGCTGTTGGGCAGCGTGTAAAGCATAATATTTTCGGTTCTGGTACTGTTGTTGATGTAGATTTGATCAAGGCTGCGCATCTTGTGAAATTTGATAATATTGATACGCCGCGCAGTATTTCTTTCAGGGCGAAATTAGAAAAGGACTAGATACTTTAGGTAAGATAATCAAAAGAAGTCGTATTAAACGCATTTCAATTGAGAAATGCGTTTTTCTTTTTGTGTTTTTCGCAGCATTCATTTATAATTATTGTAAATGATGTTAATTAATTTTAGGAGCGGAGGTGCAGTATGCGCTCAATAATAAAGGTTTTAACTTGCGTTCTGCTGGCGCTGGTTGTGTTTGTGCCGATTAGAACAAGCTGGGCGCATGAGTATACGCCTGCGGAAAAGAAAATGATTGATGCGGCGTATCGTGATGCACATTGGACTACAGTTGCAGCAGCAGCCTGTATAGGAGCATATTCCCCGGAAAATGCTCCGGAATTTGGTTATTTGCGCGATTATGGCTGGAAGATAGTACCGCATAAAGTAAAAAAAGGAAAATTGGAAGCCAATTTTATTGTGGCAAAAAATAAAACCCGACGCGGCAGGGATGTTTATATAGTTGCTTTTCGCGGCAGTGCCAGCAAGAGTGACTGGACTGTCAACCTGAACACAGATAAGGTGCCGTACGGCGGCCGCAGCCTTGAGGAATTTATTGAATATGCAGGACATTCTGAAAAGGATAAAACTGTACCAATGGTACATAAAGGCTTTAATGATTACGTCAATACTGTTTTAGAAACAATGGTCGATACTAATGATGACGGTATTGATGAGGTTTTGTTTAATGAGATTTTGGCTAATACAGATACACGTGTATTGCTTACCGGGCATAGCCTGGGGGGAGCTGTCGCTACATTGCTGGCAGAACGCCTTGTAAGTATGGGGATAGATAAAGATCGTGTGCCGGTTATAACTTTTGGCGCGCCTGCCATAGGCAACGCTGCTTTTGCCGAAGTCTACGGTGATAAGATAGATCTGCGCAGAATAACTAATAATGCTGATCCTGTGCCGGGCAGCCTGCAGACATTTTTTGGAGGCTACAAGCAGTTTGGAAAGCATCATAAATACAATCTTTCCCGTAAGCTGAGTGATTTTCAGCATGATATGGGAATGTATTTTGATTACAGCATGCGAGAATATTATGCAGCTTTGGACAAAGCAGAGGCTGCCGGTGTACGTGAAAAACTACCCATGCAAAAACTTGAAGGAACGGAACCGTTAGTAGTTGTTTGGATCGGCAGCAGTCTTGAGGTAGATAAAAGGGACTATGTGCCTGATATTAAAAGGTTTATTATGAACGAGTATCAAATGATGCTGCCGCGGTATGTGATCGTAGATACGGAAACAAAACTTTATGACGACAGCGTCTATGCAATGGAAAAATTTTATCAGAAAGCGCGGGAGCTGGGCGCAGATTATATTTTGATCGCTGAGATTGATGGACGGGTGCTCAATGACAGGGAAAAATGGTATATCAATATGAATCAAAGCGTATTCACAGTTGATGGCAGACTGATAACGATGAATAGTTTTGCACGTTTTGTTTCACCGGTTTCCGGGAATATTCAGGCAACAACTTTTGTTTTAGAGCAAAGCCGTGAGGAGCTAAAAAAGCATCTGACATTTGTCAGGTTAGATCAGCACGCTTCGCCTCGCCGGCTATGATCAAAATTTTATAAATAGGTGTGAGAAAAGTATGAAACAAGAAAAGCTGGAAAGTTTAGCTCAGGAATTAGTGGCTTGCAGAGAATGCCCTCTGCGGGAAGCAGCACAGGCTCCTGTAGGCTGGTTTGGTAATTATGACAGTCCGATTGTTTTTGTGGGCGAAGGACCTGGCGGCGTGGAGGATGACTACGGCTGCCCCTTGATTGGTCCGTCTGGACAGTTGTTGGATAAGGCTTTGTGGGCTGCCAAGATGACGCGTGACCGTATTTTAACGACCAATGTTATCAAATGCCGTCCTAAGGGTAACCGCACGCCGAATATTGCAGAAGCAGATTTCTGTGCACAGCGTTGGCTTGACAAGGAGTTGGCGATATTACAGCCTAAAGTTGTGGTTGCTTTGGGCAGTGTTGCTTTACATTATCTTGGCAATCAGGATATGCGCATCACCAGAGACCGTGGTAAATGGTTTAAAACAAAACATGGTTTTGATTGTATAGCGACTTTTCATCCTGCGTATTTACTGCGCATCAGTAATATTAAAGCGCTTAATGCAGCAAAATGGGACGTTTTTCATGATTTGGAGGCAGCAAGGGATAAAGCGTTGGCGGCAGTGCCTGATTATAATTTGATGTCTGAAGAGAAAACCGACCTTTTTAAATTGTTTCAACGACGTAAATAA